CAATGTCAGTCTCCATGAAATGCTTTCCCCGTGGGCAGGATGCGCCCGGATCGGATGCCGACTTATCACATAGATAATATACAGCGCCTTTTCTGCCAGTCCGGCGAGTCATTATCCGATGGCACTCTGCACATCGGACAACACCTTTTAATGGGTACTCCTGTATTCCATGACTACCGCGTTTCCTGCCGAGCTTCAGTATTTCCTGCACCTTCTGAAATTCCTCATGGGTTACGATGGCTTCGTGCATATTCTCCACTACAATCCAGTCCTCTTTCTTATTCGGAAGCGCTTTTTTGACATTGACAGCAGCTTTGGAACGCTTATGCCCAACTGTTGCGCCAGTGTATTCGTACTGATGCAAGATGCCCAGCACCGTATGATAATTCCAGCCGTTGCTTTCTTTCCGTTTCTGAAAACGGTTCTGGCCTGGATGTTTCAGACGGAAGTAACTGCCCGGTGTCAGTATGCCGTCTATGTTCAAAATCTCCGCAATCTGTCTGGTCTTTTTTCCTGCCAGCGCCAGATCAAAAATCCTTCGCACCACCGAAGCAGATTCCGGGTCAATCGCCAGCTTGTTGCGGATAGTCGGGTGAAACTGATAGCCGTAAGGAGCAATGCTGCCCACATACTTGCCCTGCTTCATCATTTGCAGCTTTGCCGTTGTGGTCTTCACGGACAGGTCTTTGCTGTAAGACGCATAGACAATATTTCGGATTACTACATCCATTCCGCTGGTAACACCTTTATAATCGTTGCTGTCATAACCATCATTGATTGAGATATACCTCACACCCAAAAAAGGAAACACACATTCCAGATAGTTTCCCATTTCTGTGTAGTCCCGCATGGCTCTTGAAAAATCTTTGGTAACGAGGACGTTCAGTTCACCGGAGCGGAGCTTTTTCATCATATTCTGAAAAGCCGGACGATTGGTGTTTGTACCAGTAAAACCGTCGTCTACAAATTCCGTGCGTGAAGCATCTTTTAATTCCGGATGCCGGTTCAGAAATTCATGAATCAGCAGACGCTGGTGCTGTACGCTGTCGCTTTCCTCTTTGGATCGGCGTGTATCCTCGTCAGCCATGGATAAACGGATATAAATGGCAACTTTTGGTTCTTTCATGAGTTCGCCTCCTTCTTCTTTTGCATTTCCAGAATACTCTGGCACATTTCCTGATACACATCATCGTAATAAAGAACAACTTCGACAGCGCCATTTTCATAAATCAGAACTTTCTCTATCATGGTATTCACCAGCTTCTGCGTCAGTTCCGTAGTACCGGTGGCCGCCTTCATCATAGACATCCATTTATTATCCGGAGAAATAGAATCAAGAAACTTTGTCCGGCGCTGAACCGCTTCATCTATCAGCTGACTCAGGCGTTCATGTTCTTTCTCATAGGTCTTCTTAGCAAAAGAATATTCTTCTTCATTCAGAATACCTTCCACGTAGCTTTCATATAACTTGCTTCGTTTTTGATTCAGGGCATTCAGCTTCAAGCTGATACTGGAGACAGCGGCGTTGTACTTTTCTTTGAGATTGCTTTCTTCCTTGCTTCCCTTTAAGATATTAAGCAGCCGCTCGTAGTTGAGGGCAACCCGTAGCTGATCCTGTATGACAGTGAGCACTTTTTCATTCAGAACATTCTGTCGTATATAATGCTTTGTACAATGTTCGTGGCGGCGTGAAGTATAGGTGCTGCACTCATATGACCCCATCCATTCTTCTGTTCCCTTTTTGTCAATCCGGTGTCGGTGAAAGTACATTCGCTTTTTACAGTCTGCACAGAATATTTTCTGGTCAAAGAAATCAATCATCTGTTCCCGGATAATGGCAGACTGTTTCATTTTCTCCTGCCTGATACGACTGGCCTCCGCCAGAATATACTGAACTGTATCGAAATCTTCCTGGCAAATGATCGCCGGATGCGTATTTTCATACCAAATCCAGTTTTCTGGATCTTCCTTATGCTTCTTGACACCCTTATAAATAGCGGTACGCATTCTGCCGTGAATCGTGTGTCCCAGATAGACCGGGTTTTCAAGAATGGAATTGATCGTGGACTTTGCCCAACCTTTTCCAACCTGATTGCCATGTCGAGAACCATTTTCACGCTTGCGAAGTTCCGGATGGACAGCGCCTGCTTCTTCTAAGCGGTGAATCATGGAATTGACGGAAACGCCCTCCATCTTCCAGCGAAATATATTCCGCACATAAGGAGCGGCAGCCTCGTCAATTACATAAGCGGACTTATCTTCATTCCACATATACCCGTAAGGCGGGTTACGGCTCTGAAAGGTTCCGTTTTGCTGCTGCGCCAGGAGTGCCGTGGAAACCTTACGGGAAATATCTCTGGAATACAGGGCGTTAATCAAATTTTGCAACGACACAGAGAGGGACTCCATGGAACTGCCGCAGGTAAAGTTGTCAAAGTTTTCTTTGACAGAGATGAAGCGTGTTCCCAATGCCGGAAAAATCTTTTCCAGATAGTTGCCTACTTCAATGTAATCTCTCCCGAATCGGCTCAGATCACGAACCACGATAGCTTCCACCTTACCGCTACGCACATCATCCATCAGCCGGTTCCAGGCAGGACGGTCAAAAACCGTGCCGGTTTTTCCGTTATCGGCGTAAACCTCCGCAAGTCTGAGATAGGGACAGCCTGCAACATACTCCTTACAAACATCAATCTGGTTCTGGAGAGAAGCGCCTTCGTCCTGTTTTCCGCTGTTCTCTACAGACAGCCGTGCATAGATTGCAGTGACATAGGACATCTGCCCGATCTGTGCTGTCGATTCCGGCTGACTGCTGTTTTTTCTACTTTTTCTTGCCATGGTATCCTCCTATGTTCAGCCAGCCGCAGCTGGCCTTTCTTCAAATTCCTGGACATAGCGGAGCGCCAGCTCGTATTCATCCCGGTATTTGAATTGAATCTCAATCGCTTTGTTCTCGTAAATAAAAATCCGGTCTACCAGTGCCACCAACACCCGGCGATCCAGCTCCGAAATATTTTGGAACTGAGCAAACGCCTGTACCCAGGCACGGTTCGTCATACCGGTAGTTACCGCCTGCGCCTGTTCTTTCTTCAGACGTTCCACGGTTTCCGATTTCTCTTCAATCCGAGCCGTATAGGCGTTGCGGAACTCCGTATACTCACTCTTTGTAATCACGCCATCTGCCAGATCTTCATAGAGCCGGAGCTTCAGTTTCCTGTACCGTTCGATTTCTTCCTCTACTTTGACAATCTGTGCTTCATAGTTGAAAGATTTCCGATTTTCCAGAGGAAGACGTTCGATAAACGTAAGCACCTGATCCAGGTGCATAACGGTTTCAATCTGGTCATGGATCGCATGGAATACAACTTCCCGCAGTCGGTTCTCACTGAAAGAATGGGGAGAGCAGTTCTTTTCTTTCCGATGTTTTCCGCAGACATAATAAATATACTTTTTCCCACTGCGCGTCACAGTTTTTCTCACCATACCCTGCTTACAATCCCCGCAGTAAAGGAATCCGGAAAACAAATAATGCTGTCCGCTGTCATCCGCAGCCCGCATATCCCGTTTGAGCAGTTCCGACACCACCATGAAATCATCCGGTGAGATCAGCGCTTCATGGGTAGCTTCTGCATGAATCCAGTCTGCTTCATCTTTCAGACGAATATCATGTACCTTGTGGTTGGGCGTTCCTCGCTTGCCCTGAGTCAGGTTGCCTAAGTAAACTTCGTTCTTCAATATTCTGGCGATGGTGTTGTATTCCCATTGGGGAACATCCCGCCGCCGAAACGCTGTCTGAAATCTTACCCCTTGCTGGCGTTTGTGTTCCATCGGAGTGGGCACACCGCTTTGATTCAGCCGCTGTGCAATGCGCAGGATGGGAAAACCGTCCTTAAACATTCCGAAAATCATGGTTACGATCTCAGCTGCATCGTCATCCACCACCAGACGGTTTTTATCCTCTGTGGATTTCTGGTAGCCATACGGAGCGAAAGAGCCAACATATTCACCTTTCCGGCGCTTCACTTCCAGGTTGGTTCGGATTTTTACCGATATATCCCGGCAGTAAATGTCGTTTACCAGATTCTTAAACGGCAGTGTGATAGCATCCGAAGCACTTCCCGGTGCCAGACTGTCATAACAGTCATTGACGGCAATATAGCGGATGCCCAAGGACGGGAAAATCTTCTCCAGATAATTTCCTGCCTCAATGTAGTTTCTGGAAAACCGGCTCAGATCCTTGCTGATTGCACAGTCAATTTTGCCGGAGCGCATATCCTGAAGCATCCGCTGAAATCCCGGACGCTCCATGTTGGTTCCGCTGTAACCGTCATCTTCATCGTAAATCTCCACCAGTTCCAGGTCTGGATGGCGGGAGATATACTCCATGCAAATGGCCTTTTGACTGGATATGGAATTGCTTTCTCCGTGTTCGTTGTCCTCACGGGAAAGTCTCGCATAGATTCCCGTTCGATAAATCCTTTCTGGCACAATAAAAACCTCCAATCTTTCCAATGTATCACCACAGAAAGACGGAGGCTGATCCTACTATAAACGCAGGAGTACAAGCCCCAGCAAATCATGACTGCGGCTCGTGTTCCTGTTTTGTTTTTGACCCGGTTTTATCTTACCATCCCGGCAGGACATTTGAAAAGGATGTCAGCTGCCGGAGAGATATACGCTGTTGACGCGCTCCTCTATGGTAGGGCCTTTCGGCTGGAACGCCAGCTTCACAACAATGCCTCCGTCTAAGTAACAGTAAGGATTGCGGATTTGCCGGATATGGGATTTCAAGCGTTCCTCATATCCGGCGTCCGGGTCTAAACGGACGCTCTCGCGGTCAACCAGCTGGGAGCGGTCAACCGTCCGAGGGTCTACGTTTTTCATTTCCTCTACGGATTGATACGCCACATGATTTCCCCCTTCCATCTTATGATGCGGCTCAATAAAATAGTCACGGCGACCTCCCTTCCGGGGTTCGTTATTCTATACCTATTACGGGTCGGTCTTCTTTATCCGTCCGGCATCAGAATTTCAGGGGAAGCATATAGCGGCGGCTGCTTCCGTTATACATCCGGTAGACCTGGTACATATACTTTTTGTACCCAGCC